GCCCCATTCCAACGCCAGCCGACCGGCGAGCATCAACCGTCGGCTTCGTCGGAGTTTTTTACGAGCCCTTTGACTTCGCCAGGATCGTACCGATTTAGCTTTTGACACTCTTCAAACAAAACTCCAGCAAGCGATCGAGGCATCGCCTTCAGTTGCGACTCGTCGTCGACAATTCGATTTCCTTCGTCATCAACGAGCATGAGTGCGATCATGGATCGACGTGCTCGGCTGAAATCGAACTTGCCCGCTTTGTCCTGGAGCATCAATTCGTACTGCGTTCCAGCATCCTCGGTCATCTCTCGGAGTCGGTAGTTGCGTCCATCGACGCAAACAACCGATTCTTTGAGTGGTGCTGCTAGTGACGCGAAAAACTCGTCTCTATTCATCGTCCTCGTCCGATTCGTCTTGAAGTTGTGCTTGGATCGCCTCAATGACGCTCTTTAAGTGTGTCTGAGGCGGCAAAACCTGCGATTGCTCATCGCAGAAAATTCTGCGTTGATCAGCACACGCATTTACGACTTCGTCGCTGCGATGCCAAGGAAAGTTTGCCAACGGCAGAATCTCGGAATCAACAGCGTGAGGCAAATAGCCGATGAGAACGCCATTGTCGAGGATCTGCCATTGGGTAATTTCAATCTCCTCGCCTTGGAGATTGATTGCCAGATGCTTTTGCAAAGTAATCATTGGTTATTACGCCACTGTGAAGGAAGGAGCAGTTGCACCATCGAAGACGATGGTGTATTCGCCTTCCATGATCTTGCCTTGCTCGCAGGATGGAAACTTGACGGACTTGACGAAAACAGTTCCCTGGAGCGAACCGGCTCCTGGGTAGGTGATGGTCGCACTGATGCCAGCGTATGGTTCCGCTGTCGGAATCATCGCTGTGGTGATTGGAGGTGCCGCGCCAGTCCAATAAAAGGTAACTGTTAATTCTGGGTTGTTTCGGAGATCGCTTGGTCGAATCGTTTTCATACCAGTCGTCGATAGACTGGTGGTTTCAAGTTGTTCGGTACCGATGCTGTAATCGCCGATCTTCTTAATCAGCGTGGTAATCAATCCGGTGCCGCTGATGGTGGCTCCGAGTCCGGTATCTGGTACGGTGAGTGCTGGCATGCCTATGGCTCCTTGTAATGCACCAAGAGATCAAACGAAACGATATACCGATGTTCCTGGTTTCCATCGGTCGGTGGTTCTTGTAGGTACTCATCGCCGGAGTCAAATTCGACGCCAGCAAAGTAATAGTTGCTTGTTGTGCCGCGGTAGCTGTCAATTCCGGTCTCTCGAATCGCTTTTGACAACGCAGACGCGGCTGTGCGTGTGGTTGCGTAGCAATCGAGCTGTATTCGTGCGTGTGCGGCCTTGGTTAATCCTCCGACGTAGTGATCGCGGTCGGTGCTGATGACGTAGTAGACTATGGCAGGCGTCTGTGCGTTGACTTTCAGTGCGTCTGGATACATTCGCTGTCCGACGATCGTGGAGACCGTTGAATACGAAAGTAGCTTGGTTCTGAACGCTTCACCGATTGCCGACATCTATTCCCCGCTGATCACTTTGATGGTTCGCGATGCACCTTCTGTGGAACCGCTTACGACCTGGAAGTACTTAACGCCTTCCATCGGTTGCCGTGCTAGTCCGTAATGGCGTGCGACTGATGTGCTGATCGTGAGCGAGTACGATGAGCCCTCGTTGAACAATGGATAGAACGTCGACCCGTCGTCGCTGGCCTGGAACGTGAGCGTTGATCCAGTCATGGCCGATGGAGTAATGACCGCCAAAGGCACTCGATTGTTTTCGAGCGTCAGCGTGGACGAGGTGGTAGCACCGTTGGCGATGGTGAGCGTGGATACGCGGAGGTTTTTAGCCAAGTTTCAGCTCCTTGATTTCTTTTTCAAATTGAGTGCGGAATGCTGCTTCGGCGGCGGATTGGGTGGCTCGTAAAGCCTTCATGATTGGTTGTTCTGCACGCGGGAATCGGATTGTTTGCACCTTCTTTCCCCAAAGGACATGACGCCTGTAGCTGTCACCGCGTCGCGATGGATGAACGAACTGTTGCTTGTTTCCTTTTGGATACTTTGCACCTATCACAACGCCGACAGCACTTTTCAAAACCTTGACGCCAAAGTTGTCGCCGGAGTTGTTCTGATACGCTGCATTTTTCTTGTACTTGGCAGACCACTTTTCGCGAGTTCCTGTCGAACGGCTTCGAGGTGCGATGCTTTCGGCATGCCGTGCAATAGGTTCGCCAAATGCTTTCAGGCAGCGATCCAGCGGACCTGCTCGCAAACGGATGTCGAACGCTTCCATCGCTCGGATAAGCTCTTCGTTAATTTTGATTTCGATGCTCATGTGACACACACCAATTCGATATACCGCCGCAAACCGTCGACCTGGTTAACGTAGGTAATGCCGTAGTTTGTTGAGTTGAAAACAATTCGCATCTCAGGTTCGTATCCAGATCGGTAACGAACTCGGAAAATGGCTTTAGTACCTGCTTCGAGCTGGCGTCCTCGCATCGTTTCGTTTCCGCCTGTCGGCACAAAATCGCAGGGCTCATCCGCAACATAGTTTGTCCAGGAAACCACTGGCTGACCGGCTGAGTCTATCGTTTCCGTAGGTTGCTGAATTGTGCATCGGTGCCTCATGGCTCCGACTCTTAGGTTGCGTGGTCGTCCGCTCATGGGTAGTTTGACCTCATGAACTTCATCACCAAGGACTCGTAAGGCTTCATGGTCTGGATCGCGTCAGACATGAGCATGTCACGATTCTCAAAGTAATGGCCGACAAGCAGCAGCATGGCGCGTTTGGCGATTGCCGGTACGAGCGTGGCGTCCTGTGAGTAGCCGCATCGATAGTTGATCGTCCAGGCGTCCCAACGTGCTGATGTTGCTGGCAAGGTGGCTTGGTAAGCTAGTCTGAACTCGTTGATGTGGAGTTGGTACAACGATGCAGATAGCGTCTGTGAAGCGTTGTTGCCGTCGAAGTAGGTAATGGATGTAATGCTTTGAATTGGACGCTTCGGAAGTGCAAGCCTATCGGTTAACGACTGGACTCGGATTTTCCATGTTTGGTAGCAGCAGACGCTGTCGGTATCATGCTCCCACTGTTCACGAGCTTCTTGGATTGCTTGTGCGAGTTGGACGTCGTGCGTCGTGTCGCTGGTCGAGATTTCGAGCTGCTTTTTCGCTTCGTTGAGTGTCAGCGGTTCCACTGTCGGACCCGTCACTAGTTCGGCTTGAAATTTCATATTCTCCGATCCTCGCTCGAACTAGGTAATCTGCAACTCCGCTTGTAACATCCACAACGCATCCAGGCTCATGACGCATCCACATGCGTGCGAGCTTTACTCTCGTCTGCATAGTTCCTCCACTCTTGCGGGTACATGTGCGTCGGTTTGAAGTCGTCGTCGTAAATGGCGACCATTTCTTCAACGTGTCCGATCCTCGTCGCACAGTCGATAAAGCATTTCAGTCCTGCCTTTTTCCATTGGCACCAAAACCAGATGTCGGAATCGATCTTGTTGCCTCGCCAACCTCCGTTTTCGTCTGGCTGGCAAAAAAACCAAGGCTTTTCGACAGCAGCGAGTTTTTTGAGGTTGAGCACTGTCAATCCGAAGTGAGCGGTGTCGACCTGCATTGGGTATCCGTCCCAAACGCCTGAGACCTCGCCAAATCGATGGCCTAGCATGTGTGGCTTGCCTCGCCGAAGCTGCATGGCACACAGTGCATCCATGTCTTCCTGGACTGCCAAGCTGATGAGGTGGTGGACTTGATCGCCAGTAAAGACGCTGTCACCGTCTACGGTGATGGCGTACTCGACTCCTTGATCGATCGCGTCCTCCAGCATCATCTGCATGCACTGTCCGTAGTAAACGCCACCGCTGACGCTCAGCGGAATGCGTAGCTCGTTCATTGCCTTCTCGATCTGGTTCCGGCACCATGTGATTTCAGCACGCGGTGCGGTCATGATCGCTTGGACTTTTACGTTTGCCATAACTGCCTGTCTCCTCCAGGTTTTCTTGAATTAACCAACAACCGAAACGTCCGCGTTGCTGCTGTTCGCACTGTTCTCAACTTCGAGATCAAGCGAACCGATGACGCTAGAAAGAACAGCACCATTGGTGGTGGTGTCTGGCGTCAATTCAATTCGCAGATACCGTTTTCGTGCCTTCAGGTCGACGTTGTACGCAGCAACGATGGCTGCCGTGTTGTCGAGCGTCCGGTTGAAGTTGGAGTCGAAGGTTGCAAACGTGGTCGCGGTTGTCGAATCGGATTCGAGCAAACGGACGGCAACGTTCGTGCTGTTCGTGTTAGCCTCGGCTCCGAGGACGATGGTGATGGTTGCATAATCAGCACCAGCACAATCGAGGTTTGCGGTTCTGGCGGTGGTCGCAGCCGTAATAGGTGCGAGCATGACGTTTCGTTTTACGGACTGAAGATGTTTCATGTTCTGTGTATCCCTGTGTCGGAAAAATTAAGTTGTTGAGAAAAGCCGCTGCCTCGGTAAAGAGACAGCGGCAAACCACCTGGAGGAGAGGCGGTTAGGATCAGCCGAAGACGAGACCGATGATGCCCCCGGATGCGGATGCAGTGCCTCGATCGTGAACGTTGATGTCGAATCGCTGTGTCGCCTTGATGGCGATCGAGTCTTGCTCGAAGTAGCGGCTCGAATCGACAGCGATCGAGATGCCGCGGCGAGTGCCGAGATACGATCCCAATCGCAGATCACCGAAGTAGCAAGCACGCAATCCAGTGGTTCCGGTCAGAGCACTGGTAAGAACTTGGCTGATGACAACTGGATAGCCGAGGAACTGCGGTTGCATTCCTCCAGCAAGTTCTGCCATCGTGACACCACCCGCTGCGTTAGCGAGCCGTTGCATCGAAGCGGCCCAACCTGCTTGGCTGATGTACCACTTCGGCTGGATTCCAGCCCACATCTTGCAAGAACCGACCACCGATTCAAAGTTGGCGAACGTCAACGCCGAGAACGTTTGGTTGCTGGTCGCTGTAACGAGCGATCCGGCAGCAAGTGCTCCAGCAAGTCCGACGATGCCGCCGTAGGTGCTAGTGCCGTCTCCGAGGAATCCGGCGGAATCCTCAGCAACTGCAAACTGATAGGCGACGCTGCGAGAAATCATTTCAGCAACGGAAACAACTGCATCCTCGTTCAACTCCGAGCTGACAAGTGTCATGCTGGCTAGCTTTTTGGCTTCCAGCTTGATCTGCTGAACAGTCGCGTCGCTAGCGGTGATGGCCGAGTTTTCACCAACGTAGTAGGTGGTTACCTCTCCAGCCAGCTTTGGAACGATGGTGACGCTGTCGCTCATCGGCCAAACATTGGAGTTTTGGCGGAAAACGCCGTACTGCTCTCGCAACTCGATGATTGCTGATTCCATTGGCTCTGGAACGAGGAATCCACCTTTGGTGTTATCTCCGCCGGTCATCACAGCCTTGATGCCGTTGTCGCGGCAGTAAGCTTTGGCTCGCTTGTTGCCAAAGAGATTGGCAAGAACGTACTGACCGGAGTCGTAAGCGTCTTGCTCGCTCTTGAAAGCTTGCAGTTTGCCATGTGCTCTGGCTCGTGCTGGAATCTTGCGTGATGGTTGACTTTCTCGGTCGTCCATCGCCTTAGCAACGGATGCGACATGTGCTTCGATCTTGGCCTGGCGGTCTCGATCGCGAATAAGTGCTGAGATCCGGCCTTCGGCGGAATCGGTTCCGACGATGCTGTCAATTTCGGTTTGCTCTTCAGCAGTAAAGTCTCGGTTTTCTTCCTTTGCTTGGTTGCTCATTGCTTGTACGCGAGCTTGCAAAGCTTTGATTTCCTGATTTAGTTCGTGCGAGTTCTTCATTGAGACGACTCCAAAAATAGATGCTTTGGCAGTCGTGAAAACGCAGATAGCGGCTAGACTGCCAACGAAACTTGGAAAGTTACGTTCGCTGCCTTTGCCGCTAATCAGTTGCAAAGATGTTGCAGAGATGTCGACACTTTAGGTCGACGCATTCAATTTATGCAGCTAGCCTCTTTGTGTCAACCGAGTTCCTAACTGCGACTTAATCAATGCCGCTTTTGCGTTATTAAATTGCGACTGTGGCTTCTTCTTTTTGGTGTAATTGGAATCCAGTATTTCAGTCGCCAGTCCGAGAGATACAGCCTCATCGGTGTTGATCCAAGTTTCGTTGCTCATCATGGATTCAATATCGGATGCTGATTTGTCCATGTACTGTGAATAAATATCAATCAGGCTCTTGTCGTAGGATTCCAGAGCCGCAATCGTCTTTCGCAATTCCTCAGCGTTGCCAAGAGCGAACGCCAAAGCTCGATGGATCATTAACCGACTTCCTTGGCTCATGATCCGCTTGGAACCACCAAGGAAAATGACGCTTGCAGCCGATGCCGCGAGCGAATCATTGATTGTCGTTACCTCACCTTTGTACGATTTAAGTGCGTTGTAAATGCCGATGCCTTCGTCCGCAGCTCCGCCTGGCGAGTTGATGCGAACCGTAATCGGCGAACCACCAAACGCCTTTAAGGCTTTATCGACAGCTTGGTGCGTGATTGGGTCTTCTCCCCACCCATCTCCAACAACTCCAGAAAGCAGGATCTCGTTAAGTTCGTTTTTGATTTCGATCATTTATTCAACTCCTTGAAAGGAAAATACGCGGTTTTGCCATGTTTTGACGGTGTTTTTAACGGTTTCCTCCAGCTTTTCCGGTGGTGTTTCGGTGGCTATTTGCACCAAAATCGCTACCGATTCCTCGCAGTGAGTCCTGGCTAGATCGCGGTCTAGCCCGATCGCTTCGACCTTCTCGGCTAGCTTTGGCTCCCATTTGGCATAGTTCTTGTTGATCCACGCGACGAAATGAGGCTTCTTGGCTGCGTTTGCAGCGTTGTTGGCTTCTCGTTGAATCAAAGATCGCAGTGTTTCCTCAACCGCCTTGTTGTTCATGGCCGTTGTTTCCGAGGTTTGCTCCTGTGTCGAATCCTCTTGTGCATCCTCTTGCGTGTCTGCCGGATCGCTTTCCATTTCTCCTGGAGATTGCTCACCTG